AAATCTCCTAGTGCTTTAATAACAAAAGGCGGAGTTAACCACTCATCATTATTTTTTGTATTAGTATTAAAATTTTTCTTATTTTTTACGTTACTCATCTTTATCTATACCTAATTCTTCGTCTATATCTATAGATTCCCCGTCTATAACGATAGCTTCTTCGGTTCCTTCTTCAGGATTTACTAATTTTGTTAACTTTGACCTTAGTTTTTCTCTCAAATCATCTGTAGACTGATGTGTTATCGTCACTTCGGACTTTTCGGCAAACAATCCTACGTCTGATATCTTACCAAGAAGCTCTAAAGCACGTATTCTTACCCTTGGATCGGGGTTATCGGTCTCTAAAAGCAGTTTATTTGTTACGAGATGCCGAATTTGTAAGGAATTTTCTACTACAGACCGTCCAAACTCCTGTATAATACTGTTTGTTAGTATAATTGAAGCGGGTGTTAGGGTTGCCAGCTTCTTATGGGACACTTTCTTTGAAGTTTTACTAGGGTTCTCTGCATAAGCTGTTGATATCTTAGAGGCAATATCCTTGGCTTCCTTATTAACAGTGGTATCTAACCCGTGTTTTTCTAGTTCTTTAACCGTATTAGCAGCGGTAGCGGTACGTTCCTTCAAATCAATAGAAGGTTTTACAGCATCTAACGGAACTCCCATTTCGGGTTCTACTGTTATAGTCATTTTTACTCGCAGGTTATAAACCGAGGTATTGGTGCGCAGCTGTGGCTCAAATTAAATGCGAATCTCTCTGAAACAACTACGCAACTCAATATATAGCGAAAAAAAAATTTTTGTAAAGCGATTTAGAATTGCTATGGGGGGTCTCCCTATATAGGGGGTGTGGGGGCAAACTCAGGGAAAACGAAAATATTTGAGTAAATTAGTATATATACATACGCGTACACACATATTTGTAAAGTGGGGCATGGGGGTGGGGTATGGTCTTTTGTTAGGGATTTTCCCTAACTTGTTATTGTATCTAATGTCACTTGATAATATCTAATGCCATATAATACCAACTATCCATCCTGTACAGTAACAAGTTATGCTAGGTTGATCTTATCAGCAACACTGTTGGTACTTCAAGTCCCGTCTGGGACGGGAGTTTAACTCAATAAAATAAAGGAATATATTATGTCTAATACTACATCAGAATTCGATCCTAAGAAGCCATTGCCAGCTCGCATTGTGACGGCAATTAAGAACTCGGCAAAGCTTTTTAATAATGCCGATAAAGTTAATGATAACTTAGCATCAAATGTTAGCAATATTGCTAGGCTAATGTTTAATGAGGGTATTACCGCGAATCAACTAGGATCTGATGGTGGTAATGGCTCAAATGCCAAACCTTATACATTACTAAAGGCTACGGCAAGGGATGCGGTTATTGCTACGTTCCACCCTAAAGCACAGTATCTTATTAACCTAGATCGCAAAACCGCTGAAAAGATTCTTAGTGGTAAAGCAAAAGATCCTACTAGTAAAAGCGGACTAGCTAAAACTAAGGCCGATCGAGATCGTCAAAATAGCAATCTTAGTTCTAGAATAGGTAAGATTATGACAAGCTTACGAGGATATGAGGCGGGCGGTAATGGCACTAATAATGGAGCTAATGCTTCTAGCAAGGGTAAAAAGACTACCATATCCAAGCAGAATGCGAGCTGCACAGTTCAAGCAAAAACAGTTGATGAAAAGATTTTGATTACACTTATAACTTTGCAAAAGTTAGTGCAAAATAAAGATAGTGCAAAATGGTCTATTGAGGATGTTCAAGATCATCTAGGTAAAATCATTACAATCATATCCAATAAAAAATAATACTACGAGGGGCAATCATTAATTTGGTTGCCCTTTTTTTTGTCTCAAAAATTGATACCAGTTAATTGTGTTGCGTTGAGCCTTTGATACCAGTTAATTGTGTTGCGTTGAGCCTTTCACTAAGTCCCGTCTGGGACGGGAGTTGTAATGTGACTTTTTAAGTTATTGAAAACATTGCAATGTTACTTTTTTAGGGCCTAATGTGACCTAATGTGACTTAATTTTTAGGTAAAAAGTCACATTATGTTTCGTGGTAAATGGTGGTAAATGGTGGTAGGCAGTAATGTGTAGTAACAGAAAAAAAGCTTATATATATATATATTATATAATGTGACTTTTTTAAAAAGGTCTGAAGCAATTATTGAGCGACAAGGTTTTTGCTATCCGTTGTGACTTTTCTTGTAAAAGTTTTTTACCCACGTTCAGACCTCCAAAAAAAGGTCACAAAGTAACATTACTTTATTTTCAAGCACTTACAAGCAAAGTGAAAGTCACATTAGGTCACATTAGGTCACATTACACTCTTTACCATCAAAAACCACCACATGACACTATAAAGAAATATTTACTCAGATTTGACATTACATGATACTTGTGGTACACTGTAAGTACGATCAAAAGACTAACAACATACAGGAGAACACGTTATGATACAGAAAACCACCAAAGCCAAGTCCCGTCTTGGACGGGAGTTCAACGGAACAGACAAGGAGAACGTGAAGAAAGCAGAGTTCTTTAACTACTTGAACGAAGTTCTTGATAACAAGTTAGTCAAGCCAAGTATTATAATAGAATACGTCAACCAATACCAGAGAGGGGAATAACATGGAATACGCAATCGAAAACATATCAGCACCGAACCTAAGTTCTAGTGCTATTCTAATTGACTTCAGTGTCTCGCAGTGGACTGGCAGAAAGCTAGACAGACGTGCAAGTGAGGAAGTCGAAGTATCTAACTCAGCATCTCTTGGCGTTGCCAACGTACACAAACGCATCATGGGCAAGTGTTCAGAGCTAGACGCTATCCACAAGTTTGTCGGTAACTTACGCAATGCACATTACTCAATGACTTTACCTTGGTCAGATCAAGGGTTGCGTATCGTAACAACAATGGGTCTAGAGAAGTACACCAAAGCCATGACCGAGAAACAACAGCAGTTTGAGAAGTTGGTCGATAACTTCATGCGGGTGTACGCTACCCGTATTGGTGAAGCTGAGACTACTCTTGGTAACTTGTTTGAGAGAGACGATTACCCTAGCCTTGAGATGATGCAGAGTAAGTTTGGTTGGCGATTAAACTTTATACCCATTCAAGAGAGTGGTGACTTTCGTGTCGATATTGGCAACGAGCAAGCAGAAGTATTGAAAGAACAATACACGAAGTACTATGACACACAGTACACAAACGCCATGAAAGACTTGTGGGATAGACTGTATAAACCTCTATCCAGAATGTCAGAACGGCTAGACTATCCAGAAGATGCAGACAGAGACACAAAGAAAGTGTTTACCAAGACGCTTGTGTCTAACGTCACAGAAGTACTTGACCTTCTTAAAGCATTCAATGTCAGTGATGATCGTGACATGGAGATGGCTCATAAGAAGTTAAGACACGCACTCAATGGTATAACGCCAGAAGCATTGCGTGAAGATGATCACTTACGATTGGATACCAAGCGTTCTGTTGATGAAGTGATTAAAACATTACCGACTATCGGTATATAATTGAAACCCAAGTCCCGTCCAAGACGGGAGTATGACATAAAGGAAACGAAATGACTAATTCAGCTAAAACAATGTATGCAGTTACTCTTGATCAAAGTGTTGATCTTATCAGTGCAATCGGTGACAAACAAACTGTGTTACTTCAAGGTGACATGGGCAACGGCAAGTCAGCAGTTGGTTACATGCTTGAAAAGAAAATGCCAACGCACAAGTATTACTACTTTGACTGCACAACTAAAGACCTTGGTGATATCATGTATCCTAAGTTCAAAGATGCAGATGGTGGCGAGTGTGTTACAATGGTAACTAATGAAGAACTAGGGTTTCACTCAGATAAACCTGTTATCATAAACCTAGACGAGTTCGGTAAAGCACTACCACCAGTAAAGACGGCTTTGCTACGTGGTATCTATGAACGCAAGATGGGTAAGTACACACTGCCAAAGGGTAGCATTATATTTGCTACAACTAACAAGGGTAGCGAGGGAGTTGGTGACATACTACCACCACATGCACGTAATCGTATGACAGTGGTGCAAGTAAAGAAAACAGACCACATGACGTGGATAGAGTGGGGTATCAGCAATGACATTGACCACGCAGTTCTTGGTTGGGTCAAAGACAATCCACAGACATTCCACAGTTTTGAGGATATCAAAGACCCAGAAGAGAACCCATACATCTTTCACCCACAAGCCCAGAGAGATGCGTTTGTTACGCCACGATCACTGGAGTTAGCGTCTAACATTGTAAAGATGCGTGATGTTATGGACACTACCACGTTAACAGGAGCATTGATGGGTACTATAGGTGATCGTGGTGCTATGGACTTGGTATCACACATCAAACTATCAGATCAACTACCAAGCTTGGAAAGTATCAAGACTGATCCAAAGAATGCTAAAGTGCCAGACAGTGCAAGTGCAATATGTATGGTGGTCTATCGTACCTTGGGATCTATTGAGCGTGATTGGTTGGACAAGTGGATGGACTATATGGTCAGACTAGATACAGAGGCACAAGGTCTATTTGCTAATGGTATCAAGTCACCTAAGTATTCCAAGCGTTCAATGGTGATGACGAACAAGAAGTTCACCGATTGGGCTAGAGTAAACAACTATATGTTTTCAGCAGATAAGAAGTAAGGGGGAGTAAATGCTTAGTATTGGACAAAAACTAACTGTCGAACAACGTGTATCTAAATGTGTTGTTGGCATCATGGAGAACCCAAAGTACGTTGCACTCGCAGGAGTTTTGATGATCGGTGATCGTTCTGTTGATGATGACGTACCAACGGCTTGTACTGATGGCAAGAACGAGCAGTATGGGCGAGCGTTCTGTGAAAAACTAAATGATGCAGAACTAAGGTTTCTTATACTACATGAGAACTATCACAAGTTATACAGGCACTTGATAACGTGGCAACACTTGCAAAAAGACAATCCAGAGTTGGCGAACATGGCTATGGACTATGTTATCAATCTCAAACTTGTTGCAGATAACGACGATAACTTTGCTACTATGACAGGTGAGTTAGCCAAGGGTTGTTTTGACGTGAAGTACAAGGGTTGGGATACCGCCAAGGTATTTCACGACCTCAAGGAGAACCCACCACCAGAGGGTGATAGCCTAGATAAACATGATTGGGATAGTGCCAAAGACATGACAGCCGAAGAAGCTAACGAGCTTGCTAAAGAGATCGACGAGGCAATACGCCAAGGTGCTATGATCGCAGGTAAGATGGGCAGTGGTGGTGATCGTGAGCTTAACGAGTTACTGCAACCACAAGTAGATTGGAAGCAGGTATTACGTGAGTTTATCACTGAGACTTGTGCAGGGCGAGACTACTCTAGTTGGCGTAAACCTAACAGGCGATACATAAGTATGGGTATCTATATGCCTAGTGGTGTATCAGAGAAAGTCGAGGAGTTAGTGCTTGCCATTGACACGTCGGGCAGTATCGGTAACCGCGAACTATCGGTGTTCTTATCCGAAGTCAAAGCTATCGCAGAAACAGTCAAGCCTAGTGCAGTACGCATACTCTATTGGGATACAGAAGTATGTCGAGCAGAGAAGTATGAGATGCACGAACTAGACAATATAATTAATTCAACCAAACCAGAAGGCGGTGGTGGCACAACGGTTGAATGTGTTCCTCAATATATGACGGACAATAACGTGTCACCACAAGCATGTATTGTGCTAACTGATGGATACCTTGGTGGTAGTTGGGGTCAATGGACTTGTCCTACCATGTGGTGTGTCCTTGACAACAAGAGTGCTAAACCAGACGTGGGTAAAGTTGTTCACGTCAATTCAAACTTAATGTAGGGAAATCCCTAACAAACTAAAGGAAACTAAAAATGGCATATAGATATCAAAGCCCAACACTTAATACCTTTGCTGAAGTTGATTGGTTATACCACACAGTAAAGCCCATAATCAGTAAGAACCACAGAAAAGAAGATGACCTTAGACCGATAGGCAGTCGTGGTAGAAAGCATGAACGTATTATCAAGGTCAACGACCAGAAGTACATTCTCAATGATGGGGAGTGCGATACAATATCATTTTGGAAGTTTTATTACTCCCAACCAAATAATAAATTACCGACCACGCAACAAATTGAAGCACTTGCACCGATAGTGTGGTCTATTGATGACGAGGGTAACGAGTTTATCAAGATACGTAATGGGTCTGGTACACAGTCACATCAAACACGATACACATTCCTTGAAAATACTTTACCTCAGTGTATGAGTTTTATTATTACTAGTGGCAAGCAGTATATACAAGTGAGATCGGGTGTTGAACCAAATTCAAAACTCTCTGAATACTTCCTACCAAAGAGTGAATACTACTGGAGTAATGAAACTTCCAAAGATGATTTTAGGCAGTTGCACTTAACCAAACCAGCCAACTCTAAGTTTTGGTTACCGCAGGGTAATACGTTTACGTTTAGTCCACCAAAGAAGAGGATTGACAAGAAACGTAAGGCTGACCTCAAAGATGCTATCGAAGGTATGTGGGATTACATTAGTGCCATGTGGACACTTATTGATGTTGTTGATGGGGGATATAGTTGGAACAAGCACCAAGAAAACAAAAAAGAGATGGATACACACTACCATGCTTGGCTTGGTCAACCTTCTGAAAATCTCACTCATTGGTGGGATTGGAAAGGTAAGGGTGACTTTATTGCTCACGTGTTTGGAACTGAAGAGCATCCATGTCGTGTTACCATACTTGATATGTTTGTATATGACAGTGACTTGGTAAATATTAAACTTGGAAGGCTTACTAATTTTGACGAGAGAGAACAACTATCTAGATTGCGTAGTCAATACAACCGTTGGGTAAACAAGGCTTTGGAGTTGGACTACATACACTCTGAAAAATCAATAGTAGAAGTAAAAGGAGAAAGATAATGAGTAAAGTACACACAAGAGTTAGTAAAATAGCTGATAAAACATGGTTAAAGTACTGCACCGAACAAGATATACTATCGGGGGTAATTACAGAGGTACAGAATTATGCTAAAGAGTTGCTATCGTATTCGCCTGGGCTGAAGTTTGCACCTAAGAAAGATAACGAGTTATGGGTGTACCTTGAAGATAACCCCTACGTCTTGGGGTTTATCGGTTACGATTGCTACCAACAACACGTTAGCGGTGTAAACAAATATATGGTTGCATCACGCAATATTGTTAACGAGAAATACGCTAGTTACAACAAACAACGCAATATGCATACAAGCTCCAATCTTAAAACTATACTTGGTAAAGCAAGGAAAGCTATGCGTCCTATACCTCATGCTGAGATAGCAAAGATGGAAAGGCGAGACATACAAGCTAAATTTAAAGGTGATGTTGCAAGAAAAGAATACGCAGTAGATGAAGTCCTAACCAGTGTAAAAAAGAGTACGGCTCTACTACAAGAACTACGTCATATGCTAAACAGTGAGTACGAGTTTAAAAGTTTATGGCTTAAAGAACAAACGCAATTATATTTTGATAACTTGAAGCTACGAGATGAGGCTAAAGCGAAAACTCTACACACATATTTTGTTCGTGCATATGACAAGTATGGGGATGGAGAACTACACTTTAATATTGTTGGCGTTAACGATTTACAAACACATATGCCAACTGTTGAGCCAGAAGTATTTTACTGCACTGAACAAGATGTACCAGAAGATATCTTGGGTAAAGTTAGTGTTCTCAATATAACTGAAGTTGATGAGTACGTGGAAGATGTTGGCTATAACACAGGGGATGGTATGTTCTATGTCGTTAAGCAATCCTAAACTAAACACTGACACGTTATACCGCGTTTCAATATCAAATGATAACAATAACGCTATTGTGGTATGTGTAGGCATGGAATGTGTTGACAGTGGTGATGTAGGGTGCTACGATTCTGTGGATGCTTTGCCAGATTGGATGCAAGGCAAGATAGCTTTATTGATGATATATAAAGAAATATCTGGCGTGGGTTGGAGATCAGATGAGGATACATTCTGGTTATCAAAGGAAAAGGGTTAGGGGTTTCCCTAACCCAATAAAGGAGAGACACAATGGGTGCGATGAAAGAACTACTAATGCAAATGGAAGAAGACGTGTTTTCCACAGACAAAGATAGGTGGATATCTAAATGGGGTTCTCATAACCTTGACGTTTGGGATAGACTTATGAGCGAAGAAACTTTTGAATATGATACCAGTTTTTTAGGGAGTCGTGATGGTTCTAACACCAGAAGCTAAAGTAAAAAAGAAAGTTGTAGCACAACTAAAAAGTTTGGGGGCTTATTACTTTTACCCAGTAACAGGTGGTTATGGGATGAGTGGAGTGCCAGATATAGTAGCGTGTTATCGTGGTAAGTTTTTTGGAATAGAATGTAAGGCAGGTAAAAACAAACCTACCGCATTGCAGGAGAAAAATTTAAAAGACATAGCTAAAGCAGGTGGAGTTGCAATAGTTATAAACGAAGAGAATATGGATGAGGTTGAGTTGTTACTAGGGTAAGCAGTGAGAGTCCTAGACATGGAAACATCTACTGCAACAAGAGGTAATTTTTAAATTTTAGATTCCTTTCGATTATTGATCTTGTCGGATAAAGTACGATACACTTAGACCCCCTCTAAAAGGGGGCAACCAAAAGGGAGAGAAAGATGATAACGACTTACAGTATACTTATGATTATGAGTTTTTCCACGCCAGAACAATGCACTACATGGTCTAACGATATGTATGGATACGAAGCTAAATGCTTTAACACTGGCGATGATTACAGCCAGTTTGTAGTTTTTGACTACGCCACAGAAAAAGAGTGCCGTGAAAAGTCTCATAGGGCTTACGGAGAATATACTTGTTTTAAAAGTTTCACATATTCCCCCCCTAGAATATTAACTACAGCCCCCCCATTACACAGGCCAGATAATTTAGGAAAAGCCCAATGAATTATAAAGGAAAACCTCCGAAATATTCTTCTTATTATAAAGGTTTCAAAGAAGTGACATTACCAGAAGCTAAATATAAGGGTAAATTAACCCCTGCGTTAGAAGAAGAATTAAAATTTTTAAGGTCGCAACTAGATCGTTTTGAAGAAGATTATTTCAGAGTAGCTTCTTCTCAAAACAGTACTAAACGTAAAAAAGCGAGAGAAGATTTATCTTTGTTTGTTAACAAGTTAAGACGTGAAGGATACTCACTATGAATAAATCTTTATGCCCTAGATGTGGGCAACAAACTATGATGGTGGTTGTGCATGGGCATTACCAATGCCAGATGTGTAAATCAGTTGTTGATGATTGTTGCAGTGGACTTACATCCCAGAAGCTTAGTCTAACAGAAGAATTTAAACTGAAGCCTATAGATAAAGCTAATTACGCAGGGAGAAAATTACATGACTAAGAAGAAATTAAACCGTTGTGACTTGTTATCAGAAGCATCTGCACTGACTTCAGGTGATAGACGTGATGACTATGGTAGCCCTGTGGATAACCACAAACATATTGCTCGTATCTTCAATGCCATAACAGGTAACAAGTTAACAGCAAGAGACATAGCTATAGTTCACCAAGCTACTAAGTTAGCAAGGCGGATGACTAGCCCTACTAAGAAAGATCACTACATAGATAACATGGCATACGTAGGCATTGAGTACGAGTGTGTTATGGAGGGAGAAAAATGAGTATAGCAGACGAGTTTAAATTAAAGTCAATCCCTAAAAGTAAACAAGGTAATAGAAGAAAAGCAACTAGGAATTTGAAGAGAATATCTGAGTATAAAGATGTTAGAGAGATATTAACAAAGGGGCATAGATTTGCATTAGATAGCACTTGGGGTAAATTGTATTTTCCAAATGCATTAAAAAAAGGAAGTATGAGGTAATGAACTTAATTACATTAGACTTTGAAACATACTACGACAAAGATTATTCATTGAAGAAGGTGACAACCGAAGAGTATATTCGCAGTCCTTATTTTGAAGTGGTAGGTGTAGGGGTCAAGTTAAACAACGATCCTACAGAGTGGGCGAGTGGTACACATAAACAACTTAGAGAGTATCTATGTAGCCTTCCTTGGTCGTCTACTATACTAAATGCACATAACACCATGTTTGATGGGGCAATTCTTAATTGGATTTTTGGTATTAAACCCAAGCTATATACTGACACGTTATGTATATCTAGGGCCGTGAACGGTGTAGAGGTTAGTAGTAGCCTTGATGCTTTATCTGAGAGATACAATATTGGCACAAAAGGTAAAGAGATATTAAACACTTTAGGTAAAAGACGAGAGGACTTTACCGAAGAGGAGTTATCTAAGTTTGGTGACTACTGTATCAATGACGTGGAGCTAACGTACAAATTGTTTTCTAATATGGCGAGGGGGTTTCCTAAGAAAGAACTTAGGTTAATAGACCTTACTCTACGTATGTTTATAGAGCCTATGTTAGATTTAGATGGCACTTGGTTAGAGGGCCACCTCACAGAAACACGCAACCGTAAAGAAAAACTACTAACAGATGCAGGGTGTTCTAAAGAAGATTTAATGAGTAACCTCAAGTTTGCAGAGCTGTTAGAAACTTTGGGCGTAGCCCCTCCTAAAAAAATAAGTGCTACCACTGGTAAAGAAACTTTAGCATTGGCTAAGTCTGACGAGGGATTTAAGAAGTTATGTAAGCATCCTAACGAACAAGTACGAGTGTTAGTCAATGCCAGACTAGGTAACAAAAGTACCTTGGAAGAAACAAGAACGCAAAGATTTATTAATATATCTAAACGTGGGTTACTGCCCGTACCTATACGATATTATTCTGCACACACAGGGCGTTGGGGCGGTGATGACAAGATTAACCTACAGAATCTACCTAGCCGTGGGATCAACGGTAACAAGTTAAAGTGTAGCATTGTACCTCCACGCGGGCATTCTTTGATTGACGCAGATTCAGCACAAATAGAAGCGCGGGTGTTAGCTTGGCTTGCAGGTCAAGATGATTTAACTCAAGCGTTCAGAAATGGCGAAGATGTTTATAAGAAAATGGCTTCACGAATTTATGGAGTTAAAGAAGAAGATGTTACTAAAGACCAAAGGTTCGTGGGAAAGACTACAATCTTAGGTGCAGGGTATGGCATGGGTGCTGTTAAATTTCAAAATCAATTACAAACATTTGGGTTTGATATGAAATTAGAAGAAGCAAGACGCGTTATCACGATATATCGTGAAGCTAACTCTAACATTAGTAAACTATGGCGTGAGGCTCAACACTATTTAGTTAGTTGTTCAAACAATGATGACGTTCCCTTTGGGTTGCGTTGCGTCTTACCTGTAAAAAATAAAGCAATCATTCTACCGTCTGGATTGCAATTACGCTACGAGGATTTAAAATACGAACAGGGCGAAAAAGGTCTTGAGTTTGATTATAAAGTTAGGCGTGGTCGTAACAGGATATACGGTGGAAAAATTATAGAGAACGTGTGCCAAGCTATAGCACGTTGCATAATTGGTGAGCAGATGTTGCAAATAGCTAAGAAACATAGGGTCGTTTTGACAGTTCACGATTCTGTGGTATGTTGTGTAAAAGATGAGGACGTAGTGGAAGCTCAAGAATATATCGAAGAGTGTATGCGTTGGACACCCGATTGGGCAAAAGGCTTACCAGTAAATTGTGAAAGTGGAAAAGGCAAATCATATGGGGAGTGTGAATGATATCAAAAGCAGTAAAAAAACTTTGGAAAGGCAAGTATGTTTCTGTACGTGATTATGAGGTGCTAGACGCTATTAATAGTGGAGGTATGTGCATAACACATAATGGGGATAGCATGAAACTTACCCCCGATCAGCTAAAAGATTTAGAATCCCAAGAAAACGTTTTTAAATCTCAATTTAACAATCGTAAATACAGACTTGTAGATATAGTTTGGGAACCACAATGTGGAAAAGGCAAATCATATGGGGAGTGTGAATGATGGATAGAAATATTGATGACGAGTTATTTGAAGCAACAGACGCAAGGCTAGATATGGCTGTGAAATTATATAAGCAACGAAACAACTTCTTTTCTGATGAGCCAGAAGTAAGTATGGAGGGTGTGTTGTTAGCTATGTTGGGAGCATCAATCGAAGAAGCCCAAGGTGTTTATATTAGCAGATGTGTTGAAGTAGATAAGAGAGAGCGTAAATAATAATGAGCGTAACCCCTTGGTCATTTAGTAGAATTAAATCCTTTGAGCAATGCCCGAAGCAGTTCTACCATATGAAAGTAGCTAAAGATTACCATGAAAGTGAGACTGAAGCCATGCGATATGGGACGGAAGCTCACCTTGTTGCTGAAGAATATATACGAGATGGGAAACCAGTTCCTTCAAGATTTTCTTACATGAACGAAGTTTTGGAAGCACTTAATCGTAGACGTGGTAACAAGTTAACAGAGATAAAGATGGGGTTGGACGTTAACTTAGAGCCATGTGAGTTTAAAGCTAAAAATGTTTGGTGGCGAGGTATAGCAGACTTAGTTATCTTAGATGGTGAGAAGGCTTGGGTTGTGGATTACAAGACTAGCAAATCAGCTAATTATGCAGATAAAGGACAGTTAGAGCTTATGGCTATGGCTACATTTAAACATTTCCCAAATGTAACAAAAGTGTATGCAGGATTATTTTTTGTGATAGCTAAGAAAGTAGTGAAAGAAGTATACAAAAAAGAAGATAGTGATTCACTGTGGGCTAAATGGTTTTTTAAATATGATCGCATGAAAACCGCATACAAAGAAAACATATGGAACGCACGGCCTAGTGGGTTGTGTAAAAGATACTGTGCTGTAGTTGAGTGTGTGCATAATGGAAGTAACTAATGACAGTATTAGAAATTTTATTTTATGTACTTTTATTAGTAGGGTTAGTTGTTATTATAAGCGGATTATTATGGGCATCCAAATAGGAGAAGTTAATGGCTTACACAAAAACTAAAAGACCATATAAAAAAGAATATGAAAAACAGAAAGAACGTGGGGAGCATCCAGATCGCATGGAGCGTCAACGTGCCAGACGTTCTTATGACAAGAAAGGTATCAGTCGCAAAGGTAAAGATGTGTCTCACAATAAGATGTTAAGCAAGGGGGGATCAAACAAGGACGGAACTAAATTAGAAAGCCCTTCAAAAAACCGTGCAAGGAACGGGAAAAAATAAGGGAAAACAAATGCAGATTATAGACAACAAGTCTTTATTGCTTAGACTACGTGAACCTAACAGAGTTACTTCAGTTATACCAAGCAGTCATAAAGTAAGTGATAATGAGGTCATGGTAAAATGGGGGCTAGAGCAAGTACAAACACTTAATAAACTCAACATTAACGTGCCATCACCAATACAAGCACTCTATCAATGGCCTGGAGAGCATAAACCTTTTAAACACCAGATATCCACCGCGTCCTTTTTAACAAAGAATAAAAAAGCTTTTTGCTTCAATGAGCAAGGAACAGGAAAAACCGCTAGTGCAATATGGGCATCAGATTATCTACTGAACATAGGAGCAATCAAGCGTGTACTTGTCATATGCCCTTTGTCGATTATGGATAGTGCGTGGCGTGATGACTTCTTTACCTTTGCACCACATAGAAGCGTTTCGGTAGCGTATGGCCCATCAGATAAACGTAAAAAAATAATTGAAGAAGGCGCAGATTATGTGGTTATAAACTATGATGGCGTTGCCATAGTACGTGACGAGATAAAAAAGGGTGGCTTTGATTTAATAATAGTTGATGAAGCAACACATTACAAAAATGTACGCACTACAAGATGGAAAATATTACATAGTATATTAAAAGAAGATACGTGGCTATGGATGATGACAGGTACACCTGCGTCTCAAAGCCCTGTTGATGCTTACGGTTTAGCTAAGATGATAGATAGAAATAAAGTACCTAGATTTCATGGTGCTTTCAAAGACATGGTAATGTATAAAGTATCTAAATTTACTTGGAAGATAAGAGACACCGCCACTGATATAGTGTATAGAGCTTTGCAACCTGCCATAAGGTTTACAAAAGAACAATGCTTAGACTTACCTGATATGGTCTACACGAAAAGAATGGTTGAATTAACGGCTCAACAAAAGAAATACTATAAGAAGCTGAAAGACCAAATGGTGATGGAGATAACAGGAGAACAGATTACCGCTGTAAACTCGGCTGTATCTATGAACAAACTACTGCAAATATCCGCAGGGGCAGTATACACAGACGATGGGGCAGTGCTAGAGTTCGACACGAAAAATAGGTATAAAGTATTACGAGAAGTGATAGATGAGTCTAGCCAAAAAGTTTTAGTCTTTGTTCCATTTAAACATGTTATAGATATATTAACAAATAAACTTAGATCAGAGGGTATATCTACAGAAGTAATACGAGGGGACGTACCTGCACACAAACGAACTGAGATATTTAAAAAGTTCCAAACCACTGATGATCCACAGGTACTCGTGATACAACCACAAGCAGCAGCACATGGTGTTACGTTAACAAGAGCAAACACAGTGGTGTGGTGGGGACCTACGAGTAGCCTTGAGACTTACGAGCAAGCTAACGCTAGGGTGCATAGATCAGGACAAAAACACAAAACTACTGTTGTGCAGTTACAAGGATCTAACGCAGAAAGACACGTTTACAAATTATTAGATAACAGAATAGACGTACACACAAAGTTAATTGATCTTTACAAAGAAATACTTGACTAGTGTATAATTAGTAACTATATGTAATTATATAATAAACAAAGGGTAGAGAAATGGTGGACGTGACTCCAGATAAGCTTACCAAAGCTTTTATAAAAATAAGAACCGAGCGCGCTTTGCTTCAAGCAGAGTTTAAAGAGAAAGAGGCGAAGCTTGTGAGACAACAGGATCGCGTCAAACAGGCAATGCTTGATCATTGTGAAAGGCACAATGCAGAAAGCGTAAGAACCTCAGAAGGTTTATTCTTTAGGTCTAGACGTATTAAGTACTGGACTAGTGATTGGGATGCTATGCACAACTTTATTCTTGAGCATAATGTTCCACAGTTGTTAGATAAACGTATTAATCAGTCTAACCTTAAAGAGTTCCTTGAGGAGAACCCCGATACAACACCAAGGGGTTTAGAAACTGAAACCGAAGTAGTAATTTCTGTGAGGAAAAAATGACAACAAACTCAGAACCATTTGTACCTATAGAGGACTTAGCCAAACACTTTAATGTTTCTATATCTACAGTCCGTGCATGGGTGCGCCAAGAACACATACCGAAAGATACTTATATAAAAATAGGTAGTACTTATCGGTTTCGTGTGGGAGATGTGGCAAACGCATTGACCAAAACCAGAGTCGAGAAGCGTATAGACACTGCTATGGATACTATACCTATTCTAGATGACCTTGTCGATGAAGACTATTAACAACTATAACCTCTTAGGAGAGCGAAATGACTGATACTTATAAAATTTCTAATGTAGAAGCCTTATGGCCTAAAATTAATACAACTTATGCTTTTGATCAGAAAGCAAATAAGTCTATGCCGTGTAATGCTACGGATAACAACGCTGAATATTCTATACAGTTTCGTATGAATAACGATCAAGCGAAAGAGTTATTTTTAGCTATGTCTAAATCGTACCAAGCTAACAAACAATCCAGTTGGGCAGAAAAATTAGAACGCCCTTTTGTAAAAGATGATGATGGTACTTTTACTTATAAGGCGACTCTTAAAGGGGCATACAAAAGTGGGCCTACAACGAAGCCCCTGCAAGTAGACGCGAAGGGTAACAAACTACCTGATGACTTCTTATTGACTACAGGTAGCACGGTAAATATTGCCGTTCAATTTTACCCATATGATTTTGGAGGGAAGCAAAACATATCTTTAAGGTTAAAGGCTGTGCAAGTTGTTAAGCACGTGCCTATGGAAGATAGAAATCCTTTTGACGTTGTAGAAGGATTTGATATTACGGACTCTAACCCTTTTGCTAACGGTGCTGTAGTTAACGTCACCGCTGAAGATGCAGAGATCGTAGAAGAGCCGAAGAAAGTCGTCAAGAAATCAGCCCCACCACCCACCGAGACTGATGATGACTTGAGTGCTATAGTCGATAATTGGGATGACTAATTATTAACTGCGCTCCACCGTGGCTAGGGCATTGCGTCCTCTGAATTGCGTCCCGAAAAGAGTATAATGCAAATACTCCTGCCACGGTGTCTTCAAATTTTTATAGGTGGGAATTATGGAAACAAAAACATTTTTAAAAGGAGTTTTAGACGACAGTGGACATTACTGTGTGTGGGCTTTTAAGGATGATCGTACAATACAAAAGTTTTACGACTCAATAGATGCTCTAGTAGATGCCTCTAATAATTTAGATAAGGAGGGCTATAACACTTATTTCGGTTTAGCCACGTTTGAAACCCCTCAATCTCGTAAAGTAACTAACATAAAATCTCTTAGCTCTTTCTTTTTAGATTTAGATTGCGGTGAGGGTAAGGACTACCCTAATCAGAAGGAAGCTTTAGTTGCGGGCCAGGTGTTCTGTAAGAACGTAGGTCTACCAAAACCTGTTATGATAAACTCAGGTAATGGGGTACATGTGTACTGGGCGTTAGAAGAAAGCATACCCTATGATGATTGGTATTCGGTAGCATTGAGGCTTAAACAATTATGCACAGAAAATAATTTGTTAGCTGACCCTGTGGTAACGGCTGATGGCGCTAGGGTGTTACGTATTCCTAACACGCATAATTATAAAAACGGTAATAAGAAACAAGTGCTATTTATTGGCAATGAGGCAATTACTCCAATAAGTTTTGAGAAGTTTTCTAATCTACTAGGTGGAGGTATAAAAGTACCATCTAAGGTAGAACCTGACGAAAGAGTAAGTTCGTTAGAAGAAGCTATGATACGCAACTCTGAATATAAATTCAAAAACCTGTTAGTGAAAATACAGAAGGGTGTTGGGTGTGGGCAAATAAAGCACATAGTTGAAAACAAAGAAACTTTGAGTGAACCTATGTGGAGGGCAGGGTTATCCATAGCTAAGTTTTGTGAAGATAAAGATAAAGCTATAGCTTTTATATCTATGGGGCATGATGGATATGATAATACGTTAACAGAGGAGAAGGTTAGTCTTATAAAAGGCCCTTTTCTTTGCACTACATTTGATGAGCATAACCCAAAGATATGTGCAGACTGCTCTCACTGGGGGAAGATAAAGTCACCTATCGCTCTAGGTAAGGTAATTAAACAAGCCCCAAAACAAGACGGTATACCTGAGTATCCAAAGCCATACTTTAGAGGTGCGAATGGTGGCATATACATAAGAAATATAGACGGTGATGGTGAGCCAGAAGACAAGATGATATACCAAAACGACTTATACGTTACCAAACGTGTGCGTGATTCAGAGATAGGGGAAGCCATTGTGATGCGATTGCACTTACCTAAAGATGGGGTAAGAGAGTTTACTATACCTCTAACTGCGGTAACTTCAAAAGAAGAACTAAGAAAACAACTGTCTATGCAAGGCATAGCTGTAACTAGAACGGAGGAACTAATGAAATATACAACAACATGGGTTAATGAACTGCAAAGTCAGAGTGAAGCTGATGAAGCGCGTAGACAATTTGGGTGGGTAGATGATGAACTCACAGGGTTTGTGTTAGGTAAGGAAGAAATACAAGCAGATAGAATAAAATCTAACCCTCCATCTACAGCGACAACAGGGATGTTTTCTTATTTTGAACCAAGGGGGACTTTAGAGGGTTGGAAAAAAACAGCAAACTTTTACAACCGTGAACATTTTGAACTGCATCAATTTGTTGTTGGCACATCTTTTGGTTCCCCACTAGTAGCATTAACTCCTATAAATGCTGTAACTTTACATTTGCATGGGCTTACAGGTGTAGGTAAGACAACGGCTATGAAAACAGGGTTAGCTTTATGGGGCGACCCAATGGAGTTAATTACAGATAGATATGATACACTTAACCACAGGATGAACAGAGGAGAGGTCTATCACAGCTTACCTCTCTACATGGATGAACTTACGGAAATGAAAGGCCCTGAGTTTTCTTCATTAGCTTATCAGTTAACAGGTGGTAAACAAAGAGGCAGAATGTCTGCAAATAGTAACGTAGAGCGTCAAAGAGGTAAACCTTGGAGACTGATCTGTGTTTCATCAGCAAACGCAAGCATGATAGAACAAATAAGCATGGTTAAAGCCATGCCCACAGCAGAAGCGCAAAGAGTGTTAGAGTGCCGTGTTAAAAACTTAAAAAGTATACTAGAAGATAAATCGGAGACCGATAGACTCGCGCAAGAAGTAGATGTGAACTACGGTCATGCAGGTAAGATATACATACAGTACGTGATGAATAACTTAGAGGAAGTAAAAAAACTTCTTCTTCAGGTGCAAGCATCCGTAGATCAAAAGGCAGGGCTTTCCGCAGAAAACAGATTTTGGTCTGTATTAGTTTCTTGCACAATGACAGGATTAATATTAGCAAAACGTATTGGTCTTGTAGATTACGATATTAAGAATTTATTTACGTGGGCAGTAGATTTGTTGGAAAGCAACAAAAGGGGTGTGAATGATATGAGTGTATCTGTAGAGGACACGTTAAACGACTACATACATGAACACTGGAGTAATGTGCTGTGGATAAAAAGCACAGACGATGTTCGTGCAGGAGCAGAGGAAGTTACAGATTTGGTCATTCCAGAATCTTTAGCTAGAGGACAACTTGTTGCACGATATGAAACAGATCTAAAGAAAGTTTATCTTTTACCTAAACCGTTAAAGAAGTGGTGTGGGGATCAACAGATAAATTATAGTTCTTTTGTGCAAGACCTTATATCTAAATTAAATGGAAAAACATGCAGGGCAAGATTGAGTAAAGGCACGAAAATGAATTTACCTCCAACATACGTGATAATAGTGGATTGTTCTTTAGATAATGAATCAAGGAATACTAAAAATTGATGATCTAAACCCTGATGGTGTGAGGATTATAGTAAACTGGGATAGCATGGTAACAAGTTACTCTGTGTTCATCTTGTGTATCAACACAGAAAAGTGTATAGGGCAAGTGGATAAGGTAGCTAAACGTAAGGGGTGGACTATAGAAACTCAGGTTAGAGAAGAAAATAAAAAATTAGGTGTTCGTGTTTGGAGAATATTATGATACAGTGTTGAAGTACACTATTTCTCCCCCAACTAACCCCCTTCGGGGGGTTTTTTTTATTCGTACTCTTGTTGTAATTCTAAAAAAGTTTCTTGCAAAAGAGGGTTTATAACCACACCATTATACATTTTTGTTGTAGTCCTCTGATGCGTTTTTATAGATTGTTTTTCAGTTTTTGGACTAATAATTGCTCCAGGAAATCTATTAGATACTCTATCGTTAAATTCATTTATCTTATTTCTAACTGCATCTTCCCCTTCAAAATCAAAATTTGTTATTGTTATGTACAGTTCTTTTAGTAGCTTTGACCTTTTACTAGAGAGAGCTTTACCTAGTGCAACTATATCTTGGTTCTTTTCTTGTCTGAAAGTATATTCTGTAGGTGGAAATCCAAACATTGAAAAGATAAGTTGTCCACTAGTAACATCATCATAGATAGGATCACCACGTCTTGTAAGATAGCCCTCGCGCCCAACTCTACCAAAAGGAGACGATTTTACAAAATTAGCTACACCCGTAGGAGCAAGGCTTTCAAAAGCGCGTTCATATTCACCTCCACGAATATCGTTAACCCCTCTACCTAGCTTCTTCATAACACTTAAAAATGGCCCTCCGATTGCACCACCTATAACTTCTTCTGCGGATTGGTCTGTGTTATACCTGTTTTCCTGAAACAACAACCCAGTCATTTTTATACGATCAGATATGTCTATACCTGCAAATTCTGCTATGACTCCTTTGTATCCTAACTCACCAAACTGTTTTCTAACCAAAGTATCAAAGTCATCCTCATCATCATCCAAAAACATATTAGATACTACTTTTATTGCCCCATACAATGGCAACCCATGTATACCCGCAACAAAGAAAACTGCGCCATGTAGACCTATAAGTTGTTTGAACGCTATACGTCTTTCCTCTGAAGATAAAGATTTGTCGCTATCTAACGCAATTTTGGCAGTCTTGAGCATAGTGTGGTACATTCTCATACCAAACGTTTTATACATCATAGCCACACGCCCTAGCCCCTGTTGTGCTATACGAGGAGCAGTTTCTAATACTGCACCGCCATTTGTTTGTTGAGTCATATATAAGGCTTCTTTTGCTGCCAACTCTTGAATTTCTGTTTTAGACATTTTTTTAGGAAAAACTGTTTTGCCTTCGTACATACTAGGAAAAGGCTTACCTGTTTCTAATCTATCTAATACTAAACTATGACTTGCTAACATGGTAACCTGTCTATTAAGACGTTCAGCTGCATTAAACATAAGTGCAGATAGCCCAGATATTTTATCTAAAAGAGAACCTTGTTGCTTCCTGCCTCTTTCATTAAGACCTAAAACATCAGCCATAAAACTCCTGTTTAAAAGACCTCGTTGTAACGCCATCTTCACAAGAGGTTTTATTTTTTCTAAATTTTCTTTTTTAATTCGACCATCTAAATCTTTACGAATAGTTAGTTCTCCAGTTTCAGAGTTTAAATCATAAAAGCTATCTAAAGATATACCTGATTGTTGCACTAATTTATAAGCTTTACCTAGCTCTACTACGGAATTTTTTACCCCGAACTGCCCCTGCAAATAAGAGAATACAACGATTGGTATTTGAGAAAGATTAACTACGGCAGATGATGGGTTAAAACCTATGGTATAAATAAATGCTGTTTGGTTCGCGGTCTTAACAAACCGTTCAAAATTTTTGTTACCTGCACCTGCACTAGCAAATTTAATTCTTTCTAGTAATTCATTACCCACGGCTTCAAAAGTAGGCTCAAAGCTTTTTGCAAATCTACCTACAATACTTTTTGGTATTTTTGCATTCTTCGCCCCCTCTTTCATAACGGCTCTTATCTCTGCTTCTTTCTGGCGTAACTTTGCACCATTTGATATACGTGCTATCTGTCTGCCTAAATCAAAACCCTTTGTTCTAAAAGCTTCTAACGTGTCAGTGTTGTAACCTGGATTACCTTTACGTGGTTGCAACGATCTAGCAAAAGATGTTTCTGGTAGGGTATTTATATACAGGCTTATAAACTGATCGGTTATCGTTTTTTTAGTTTCAGAATCGCCTTTTAATCCTGCATCCAATATATTTAATACATCACTTATAAATGAACCACTAGGGGCGTTATTAAATATTTTACGATCAATATCTAAAGTATCGCTTGTTTTTATTTCTCCTACAGCTATATTGTTGTCTTTTATTCTTTTCATCTCAATATCTCGTTGTTCTTTAGTTTGAAACAACTGTACAACGTATGGGTCTATACCCTCTTTATCTTTAAGTTCGTAACTTAATTTATACTTACCATCTCTCATTAAAGGGAAGTACACGTTCAATTTATTTTTATCAAACAGCTTCTTAAATATATCATTTTTCAACGCATCTTTAGATTCTTTATCCATGTCAGTGCTGTCTATTTCACTATAAAGAACTTGTTGTAGCTTATCAAACTGCTTTGTGTAGTAATCTCTCATCCTGTTATATACGTCTTGTCCTTTTTTACCTAACTTGTTCCAATCCTGTTGTCCTCTTCTCCAAGCTTCTACTTTACTGTTACCGTCTATAGTTTGAGGATTGCCGTCTTTATCTACATAGTTACTTTCTTTTTTGTTAGGGTCTACCTGATACAACGTAGAACCATACTCTGGATGATAAACAAGATTATCTAAATGTTTTACTAGTTTAGGGTTATCTTTAAACCACTTAGATATTTTTTCTGCTTCAGCAGCAAAGGTTTTGTCTACACTATCCATATCCCCACGTTGATTTTCAAACGCCTCGTGAGTTTCCAAACCTAGTTGTTTATATCCTGCATCTCTTGCAACATCCCCTAAACCTTGAGAATCTAGAACTTGCAAAGATAAAGCTCTAGCTGTTCTACTCATTTCATAAAGTGCATTTCTACCTCTTTGCCCTAGACTTGGATCTGCGCCTTTACCAGTATAAACGTCTTTTATGTTTTCACTCCAAGTTTTCATGTACTTTAAAGCACCCTCTTTTGTAGAGAGCATGTTTAGTTTGTTTGCATCTCTGTACTTCGGGGCTGGAGCTATGATAGCTTCTATATGGTCGCTAAATTCTGATAGAGCATCTGTTTGTTTTAGTTTTAATTTACCACCCGTCATACGTTTTATGAAATTAGCAACTGCATTAATAAATCTTTGTAACGCATTTATGGGGTCGCCTTTTGGATTAACTGATGCC